GTCTGCGTGCCATTGACCGTTAGGTTCCCCGACAGAGTGAGGTTAACCCCAGTAGCAGTACCTGTAAAAGCAGGACTCGACTTTATGGCGATGTCACCTAGAGCAAGGGTTACATCTGTACCTGAGTCGTTGTACAGAATTTCATCAATTTTTAGTGTCCCGTATTGTGGCATTTTAAAGAATAACCCATACTCTGTTTTGAGGGACCGTGATAGTGGCCCCGTTCTGGATCGTCATTGGCCCAACTGATACGGCGTTTTTATCGCCATCACCACTGCCAATTGTGTAAGAAGTCGTAACCGTATATTGGTTTTCAAGAAACGACTCATCAGTTCCGCCTCCTGTTCCACCACCACTTCCTGATCCTCCAACTGCTGTCCAAGAATTTATGGAACCAGCTAGATATATGCTAGTACTTGAATCAGTTGTGTTATGCCACCAATCACCTTCGTTTACTCCAGAAGAAGGAGCTGATGTTTGAATAAAAACCTTACTACCACCAACAGATTCCCAAGCACTGCCATTCCACATCTTTAGCAGGCTATTTGTGGTGTCGTACCACATGTCAGCTGTCTGTGCAGTGGGAGCAGATCCTGATCTATAGATCCAAGGAGTATTTAAACGATCGCTAGCAATATCCAATTCACTTGGATAGCCATTGATATAAATTATCGGTTTGCGTGTTGCCATTTACTTCAGCTGTACGGGGACATCTATGTTTAAAGCGATCGTATTTGCATCTAATGCTTCTCCAACTAGTACGACATATTGATTTGCACTAGATGGAGGAGTTGCTGATATCGTTCCTGTTCCGTTTAAGAAGTATCGAGCCCCTGGAGTTAAATTTCCCTGAGACCAGCCAGTAACATTAATCTTTCCTGTAAAAATTAATTTAGCTGTATTATTTGCAGTTACCGCTTCAAGGATTAATCCAGCAACTGTTGCAATATCTCTTGTTGAATTATGAGCTGCTTTTGCAAGTTTTCCATTTGCATCAATATAAACAGCTTCACCTATAGCTAAGTTTTCTGCTGCTGTTAGTTCCATTGTGAGCGATGACTCATCCATGCCAGCAATAGCTCCTTGCAATGCAAGCAATGCTTGAATAATGCCACCAGTGTTATGGTTGTATGCCGTTGTCAATGTACCTCCCGCTGCGATTATGCAGGCTTCAATAGCGGATATAATTCCACCAGTATTTTCAGGATATTCCGCCATACTTTCTATTCTAAGAAGTTCTAAGGAACGATTACTGGAGCTGTGTTTGATCCTCCTTTTACTACTTCAATCATTGGATAACTTACACCTCCAATTGTGACTGTGCTTTCAAATTCTTGAGTCGTTGAATTAAAGATTTTGATTTCTTGCGTGCCTCGTTTACACCACCAATCATTCAGTCTGCACCAACTTGCTTCCGGCTCTTCGTGATCATTCCAGAGCATAGGTCTATTGTCTGACCTGATGTTATTTCTTACATCAGTACCTGGAAAAAGTTCTAGACCGACTACTTCTGCAAGGGACAAGGCATAACGATCGTAGTTAACTCGATGTCTTGCGTTATATTCATCGTAAACTTCATCGCTAAATTGTCGCTCCATACTTGAATCTATTAAGAGACCATCTGGATTAGCACCATAATATTGAGTTGGAAAATCATTCGGCTCGTACCATGGGATGCCACATTCCCATCTCATTGCATGCATGTGTTTACACTCCCTCCGTTCGTCTACTCTCCTAGGAAGTGATCTCCATTGTCTGTAATAGCCAGCACCTTGACTTTCCCATGCTGCTCGAACAGTCCTACTGGCATTAGGAAGTGGGAACATGTCTTGGTCTACTTCTCCTTTTGGAAATTCAAGGTTAGCTAATGCCCCACCTAGGTGATCGGGACAACAACAAAACATTTTCGTTGACGAGCAAAGATGACGACTACCTCCGGTATCCCAAACATTCGGATTGGCTGGATCGTAAGGTAATTTCTTCCAATAAATTGCTTGATTTTCCTTCACTCGACCGTACGCTTTTGACAAATCAAATACCAATGTCATCGACCCTGTATTGGCACTAATTAAAGTCAAAGCAACACTACCCTCTGGTTTCGATATCACATCGTCTGGATAATTAGTTCCCGAAGCTGTGTCTTCAAATTGATCACCAATAAAGATTGAAAAAATACCAACCTGAGTCGAAGTTAAAACACCGCTTACGTTATAAGTCAACGTATGATTAGCTGGATTCGAATCACTCGTATTAATCGATATTTGAGATGAAGTTAACGGCTGAGGCAAGATAATACTGCCCCTCGTCCTTTGACCTACATACCAAGTTCTCTCAGGACTGGTCTCACTTGGGAACATTGTGACGATATCCTTTGATACACCACTAACAGCACCTGTAGTAAATCGACTGTTGCTGTATATAGATAAATCATCCCAAGTTCTTCCCGTACCAAAATAATAAGCTTGCCCTAGTTGCCATCTTTTATAATCAGACTCTCGATTATAAGCTTCTAATATTGTTGGAAATTGAGCAGTGCCATACAATCCAAGTCCCTGCCCTTTTGCGGGATATAAACCTTTAGCACGATTTGTCCCGATTCCTTTTGTTATAGGTTTTAGTCCAAAACCTTGGCTAAGACTTCCAAGACCTTTGGGCATGAATTAGAACCCTGATCTAATACCTTGCATGCTGGATGATCTATCCCTGCCTCTATTTGAGCGAGCAGATACACCTCTTCTTCTTGAGCGATCAGAAGTAGCCGTGTTACCAGAGCGAAGACTATTTCTCCTTGATCCAGGAGCTCCTCCTACTGTGACTCCGCTACGCAATCTAGATGTTTCATCAGCACGCTGAGCATCACGATATGAGTCAGCCTCTCTTCTTGCTGATTCGTAATCTGCCCTTAACTTTCCATATCTAGATTGAAGTTCACCATACCTAACACGATCTTCTTCGCCTTGATCGTTTAAAGAGGCCATGTCTCTCATGGCTGCATTATATAAATCGCGATATTCATTTCTTGTTTGCCTGTACCCCATATCGCCTGTTACTTCAGTATTTTGACTAGTCCCTCTACCAGTATTTTGGTAACCTCCTCTTGCAGTTCTCTCACCTGGGTTTGCACCTCCCCTTGGTAATCCACCGGAAAGAACTGTTGTTGTATCTAATGCCTCAGTTGTATCTAAAGGAACTTTGGTCTCGTCTTCTGTTTCTTTTATTTCTTCTTGAGGATCGGTACCCATGTATGTACCTTCCCCTTCGTTCTCTGCATTACTACCCGGATCACTACCTTGCGTTGGATCTTCTCCCATGTAATTTCCAGTGTCAGTCTCTTTAGGATCGTCAGGATCTTCTGGGTCAGTCGGATCTTCTCCCATCCAAGTTCCAGGATCTTCTACACAAACGCCTGCTTCGTTTCTTTTATAACCATCAGGACATTCTGTTACTTCTTCACCAATTATGACTTCTTCTTCTCCTGGGCAAACTCCCCCCTCGTGATACCTAGTTGAAGACCCGTCAGGACATACCCCAATTCCAAAGCAATGCCCAAATCTATTTCGATAAGTACCAGGTGGACACTCCTCTGGATCTCCATGTTCATCAGGCACGCACGCCCCAGTAGAATCTCTTGTTGTGCCAGTAGGACAATTACTAATAATATCAACGCACTCATTACTTCCTGCCATTCTCATTTGTCCTTCGGGACATTCTTCTTCTACATCTCCTGTAGCTCTGCATTGAGTTCCATCCCATGCCGTTCCTTCTGGACATTCTCTTACGTCAGAAACACATCGACCATTTTCAACCCGCTGCCCTTCAGGACATTCGGTTACTGCATCATTAACACAAACACCATTTTCTAAATGTTGACCTGTGGGACATTCTTGCTCTCCTCTATTAAGGTACTCATCTGATCTCCTGATATTTGCCAGAACTTGCTCTCTTGTCTGACCTCTTTCATTCATATCTTCCAACCAGTATTCCCTACCTTCATCTCCAAGAGATCTACCTAGTTCTTCCTTGTAAGTATCGCCTAACCATTTTTCATCACTTCTATTGATATTGGCTTCAACTTCTTGTCTTGTTTGGTTACCACTGGTTAACTGCTCTTTCCAGTATTCCAATCCCTCATCGTCTGGATCTCTTTCTAAGATATTCTCATACAAATTATCCAAATAATTCTCTGCTTGCGTTGAGAACTCATCAGAGCGACGAATATTAGCAGCAACATCTTCACGAGATTGGCCTGTAGCTAAATCCTTAAGCCAGTAACTCATTCCTCCTGCTTCAGAACCTCGATCTAGACCCTCTTCATATTGTTCCTCAATAAATGCTTTGTTGCTTTCTAAATTTGCAGCTTCATCTGATCTGCTGATATTAGCCCTAATATCATCTAGCGTCTGTCTACCTGACTTTAATTCTTCTAACCAATAATTAGCCCCTTCGTTATCACTATCTCGTTCCAGCTCTTCCCTATATATCGTGTTGATTTGATCAATTTTTTCTTGATCGTTATTAGTTTCTGCTTGACCACCTCCAGTAGCCGCAGTAAAAGTATTGTTGTATAGATTATTAAAATCTTCATCCCCACCAAAAGTGAAATCATCGGCATTGTCTACGTCAGGAGCCCTACCCTCCTCTTGTACTTCATCTTGTTGTTTCTCTTGGTATTCATCACTCCTTCTGATATTGGCTAATACATCTTCCTGTGTTTGATTGCCAGATGCAATTTGATCCTTCCAATACTGAAGCCCCTCTTCGTCTGGACTCCTACCTAGCTCTTCCCTATACGCCTGATTTAGAAAAGCAGTTGCGTCTGCTTCAGCAGCTTCTTGCTTGCGTTCTGCTTGACTTTGTACGGATTCTTCTTGATCCGCCGCAGCATTTAGGTCGGTTTCTCTGCTTTCCTGTCCTGAGGCAATTTCCTCTCCTGTTGTATTTCCCCTCGAGATATCGGTTCTAGTTAAATCATTTGTCGCTTGATTAAGTTGATTGTCGTATTCTTGTTGCCAATCCTCTTCCTCTGGTTCTTGTTTTTCTTGGTACTCTTCGCTTTGTCGAATATTATTAACAACTTCTGCTTGGGTTTGTCTTCCTGAATTAATTTCATTAGCCCAATATTCAGCTCCTTCAGCATCTGGCTCTCGACCTAGTTCTTCTGCATAAGTCTTCTCAAGAAAATCTCTAGCTTCTTGCTCTCTTGATGCTTTAACTTGCTTCGCCTCATCAGTATTGTCGAATATTTGAGAGACCTTTTCTGGACTGATTTTGCCAGACTCAAGTTCTGCTTTCCAGTAAGCCTTTCCCTCAGCATCTGGGACTCTACCAAATTTCTGTTGATAGAGCTGATCTAAATAGGCTCCAGTATCGACAAGTGATGGCATGGTTTAGAAGAATCCGCCTTGAGCGAAAACATGAACTCTTGTATTTGCACTAGGTGCTGCTATTGCCTGATCAACGCCGACATATAGCAATGCGCCGGAAGGAATATATAAACCTGTATTTTTCTTGTCTAATTCATTGGGGTAAGCAGCAGCCGTTGCGGCTGGGCTGGCTAAATTTGGTACTGGAACAGATAAAGCAGGTAAGGGAATATTTGTCCTGTCACCTTTTGCTGAAGATGTAATTGTTGCTCCTGCGACGTATGCAGTATTAGCAGTCGTTACACTTGCAGCTGTCGTTGCTGTACTTAAGAAGGCTAGAACGGCTCTTGCAGTCGTGTTTGCCTCTAAGGCAAGGATAGACAAGCTATCTATTACAGCACCATCATTTCCTGAACAATCAACAATCAAAACACAACCTGCCGAGCTAGGAGTATTTAGATCAGTTGCTGTTGTTAGAGCCGCAGTTCCTCCGATCGTCGCGAAAGAATGCATTGGTCTATCGACCAGGAGCGGCATTTTGTTTGAACTACTCGTTGCCATTTAATTACCCATCTATACAGAGTTTACTGAGAATTGAATCCTGGAAATTCAAATTAGAGATGTGAGACATCCCTTCTAGGACCACTATTCATCAGACCAATTGACGTACTCATTCCTTTTCTTTTCTGTTTATCGTCTCTTTTTACTCTTCCCGCTTTCTCTACTGGGACTGGAGGAGGATCAAAAGTTGAACCTCTTTGATTTGGTCTAGACAATATGGGTGTTTCATTTTGAACGATCTGTTCCGCGTCTCCATATGGATTTCTTCTGATAACTTGATCTCCCTGCATAGAACCAGCAGGATCTATAGGGGCTGGTACAGGTTGGAATGACTTGATATTTGTTGGGTTGTTAGGTACGCCACCCTTTGATCCAGCTAAAAAAGTGTTGACTTCTCTTTCTTCTTTTTTATTGACGTACCACTCATTAGGTCTAAAAGATCTTTTAGCACCCTCTTTATATTTCATATGGTCAGCTTTGTTGCTCATGATACAAATCCTCCTCCAAGAGTTTGAAATACATATTGCGGAACTCGTCCTTTACTGAATGAAGTTACTAATTCATTTGCCTTGTTCTGAACATTTCCAGGATCTCCCCCAGGAGAGGGAACTTCTAATCCTGGATCTGTCGCACCAATTTGTGGTTGCATATTGCCGCCGATTACTTGATCTCCTGTTGTCTTCGCTGATTGAGCTAATAACGTAGTTACATCCTGTCCAAACGTATTACTTCTGTTTGCTGCTGCATTCGTAAATCCGGGAGCAAAGGCCATACCTCCTTCACTTAATTGATCAGCGCCTGGATACATCCCTGAGATGTCTGCCTTTTCTTGTGAAACTACATCTCCTTGAGATTCAACTTCGTCTCTTGGAATTTGAGGTAATGGTTGAATGCCTCCGCCATTAACAGGACTTGTACCCTCTACTGCTTGACTAGCATCAAATGCTTCACTCTCTCCTTCAGGTTTTTGTCCGGGAAGCAAAATGCTGTTACTTCTCGCTAAAAGATAACCAGCACCTGCACCTAACAATGCTGGTAAAGCCTTCCCATCACTTGCCGCCAACCCTATAGCACCGCCTATGACTGCACCACCAGCAGGATCAAGTGGAACTTTTCCGTACTGCTGAAGCAATGCTGTCATGTCTGACTGCTGATTCCTTGCTCGATCAGCAGCAGGGTTCGTAGTCGGAGCGCTGGATTGATCTAAATTTTCAGAAGAGGAGGCACTGTCTATCTTCTTCTTAGCCCCTTCAATATCAACAATTTTATTTCTATCGAAATAGCCAGTCTCTTTTAGGACATCAATAGCTCTTTCTTCTTTCCCTTTTTTATTACGTTCTTGATAATAAGGATGAAGACTTCCATGTCCTCTGATTTGATTTGGCATTTTTAGTTACCTCCAGTTTTGTGATCCAACGGCTTGTGCAACTCTTGTTCCAACCGCCGTATCAGCTGGACCTTTGATCGACATAATGAATTCAGCACCAGATCGACTATATGCATAGCGTCTAACTTCTTCTCGTCTGTAATTAGCGACATACAATGTCTCAGCTAATCGATCGACTTCACGAAGATAGATTTCACGATATGTTTTATCAGCCTTAATAGGATCTGACTGCATTATCTGCCTGTCAGTATCCCCTGTGATTCTTTGAATCATATTTGGCTGTGGAGATGTCTCGGATTTAAATACCTGAGATAATCTGTAAGCCTTGTCACAACGATTCAAATGCTCAATAATCCTGTCAAAGAAATAGCTGTCAGGTATTCGAGCAAGAGCCTCTTCTAGGCGAGCAATATCACCAGCAGGTAAATTTGCTCCTGTGTTATAGCCAAGATGGAACCTTGTACGGCTTTTGTCGTAGTCGTTAAGCTCCAATCGTCAATAAAAGCGACTTTCGCTTTATTCTAGGCAATGTAGATAAGGTCTTCTTTAAATACTTCATCCCAGTCAACTCTTGCTATTTTTTTGAGCTGATCAAGCTTTTGAAATCTTTCTCCGGGTAAAGATAACCTGAGTTCAACAATTTTCTTAGCAGTTGCATAACCAATACCTTTAACTTGTTTTGCTAGCGCCTCAGCAGTGGCAACGTTTACGTTTAAACGTGTATCAGCTGGGATAACTGCTTCAGGTATTTTCTCCTCATCTTCCTTGTCAGAAGAGATTGGTTCGATTGTTTGACCTGTCCTGCCTTTGTTTGGCTCGTAAGAAATTAGGTCGTTTAATGCAACGTATTGGACAACGCCAGTTGCATTTTTAACCATTGCCCAATCTTTATCGTGATGTCCGATAAATTCGACAATTTGTCCATTCTTTTGATTTTGATATAACGCCATAAATTAAAAAGGGCATCCCTATTTGAGATGCCCTTATTGTAGTGAGAAAACCTAGTTATTTAGGTCTCTGTGATGAATGGAATGTATGTATCATCCAATCCAGCAACATCATCGTCTACGAAGTATGAGACTTCAACGATGATTGGAGTACCACCAGTCTGTGTAGAAGATAAATTACTTCCAGCGCCGTTACCAGCTGCGTTACGTACATAAACCTTCAGAGTTTCAGCACCTGATAAAACAGCTGCGGTCACAATTCCTTTCTTTGCAGATGCTGGTGCAATAGTTGTACTAGCAACAGCAATTGTTGGAGAGGAAACCACAGTTGTTGTGATAGAACCAGCTGCTGAAGCTGCTGCATCCTTGACTGCGATGGTATCTGTGTTGGTACCAACGAGTCCAGATGAAGCTGAACCAGCGTCTTTGTTCTTACGCATATCAGGAACACGAATACCAACGTGGTAAACGTTTGCTCCTGCTGGAACTGTTAGTCCTGTAATGTTGGCACGAACCTTGTCGTCGCCACGCATATCAGGGCTAGGAATAGTTATGTCAAACTCAGTAGCTCCTGTGGAACCAACTAATGCATAACCAACTTGATGGTAATAAACTCTACCAGGCACAGCTACTACTGGCTGTCCTTGATAGCTTGATAAATTGGTAACCCAGTTACCAGGGAAAATCTTTTTAGCCATTATTAGTTACCTCCTCAATATACGAATGAGTAAGCAACGGTAATGAAGTCCTTATTAAGAATTTCAAAACCAGCAAAGAGACTCCAAATCATAATGATGAATCTTGAGAAATCATCATTGTTATTAAGAAGAATCTGTGCATTGTTACCACCAATACCTACACCAACTGCCTGTGGTCCGAAGAACAACATTGGAGCAATTGTGTAATCAGCAGCACCAGCATTTGCTGAGTCAGCTGCGATATTTGCATTGATAGTTTTCTCAGGCAGGTTGGTTGATTCGAACCATCTAACGCCCTCGAACAAAAATCCTGTGGGCATCACTGGTTGTCCAGCAACGAAGCCAGCTTGTCCATAAGCTGGACCCATACCTTGGAAGAAGTTGGCGTTAGGAGCTTGCTCAGGAGACATAGGATTAACCATGCCATTTCCTGCATAACGTGCAATCTCTCTAAATGCGTCGTTCTGCCTTAAGTGCATCATTGCTGTTGGATCAGCGATGCATCTGTAGTATCCATCAGAGAAAGTTGGAACGTTACGCTTACGTAAGTCCTTAACTACCTGAAGTAAGTCAGTTTTGACATCGAACTTGGCGGAAACACCAGCACCATAAGTGAACTTAGGATTACCAGCTGCTTTAGCCGCTCCACCAGGGAAGTAGTAACCACCTTGTGAGTCTGATGCTAAGCCGTTTGCTTCTGCCTTGAATAGCTCGTCTGCGAATACTCTGTCTCTCCAACGTCTGTAATCATCCAATAAGGTCAATGCATTTCTTAATCCAAAGGCTCTTTATCCTTTGGTTCAACATCTTTCCTATCGATGTTGTTGAGACTATCTCATCTTCCGGTGTAGGAAGCAGGGAGCTCGTGGAGATTTTACCCAGTTGCCTGTCGATCTCTAGTCGTTGAACCTTCCAACTTGTAGGTTGGCTTGGCTGCTGATTACCCTTTTAAAAGTGGGTTCCCAGCAATTCACCCTGTTTGCAATCGCTGATTACGCAGCGATGGGGCCATTAATTAACCCAATTGACTGATGGAATACGTTGAGATTACCTGTGTCTAATAGAAGACGTTGTGCTGTTAAGAGAGTCTCACGAGCAACCTTGAATGTTGAAGGAGATGTGGCATCGCCTGGATCGGCTGGCCCGGTGTACTCCTTGAGGTTGACGAGGACTTTGTCCTTAACAATGTTTCTGCTAGATGCTGTGCCAAGTGTTTGATCAGCAGTACGCTCTCT